AGATTTGTTGGCTTTGGTGTTTCAGTTCGTGTATTATCCACCAACGATTTTTCTACCGGTCTTCTCCATTTTGAAAGGTCTGATTTTAAGTCTATTAATGCCACATCAACCCTTATCTATGTTGTCTTCTTACGGTTTCCATACGAGAATTAGCTCGGCTCATTTCCGTGACTAATTTGTCGTTTACTTTAATAACTATTGGTTGTGACTGAATGTCTGCTCGTAGACCTTTAATTTCTTCTAATAATGGGTCACTGGTATTTCCACCACCATCACCACCACCAGATTCACCACCACCCATTCCAAGTGCGGATGAAATCAAAGGTAAAGTGGCTGCGAGTAATAATAAGGTTGGTAGAAATAAAGTTACTGCAGCAAGCCCCACACTCATACCTATCAATCCAATACCTAACATTCCAAATATACCAGCCAAAGCCATTAGACCTGGCGCAATCATTACTAATGCTGTAAGTTGAGTTGTTAATTCACCCATCATTCCAAATCCAGTAGCAATTTCTTGAATCGCTTTACCAAGGACAAATAATGCGGCTGCGATTACTAACATAGCAGCAGCGCCAGCAATAATAGCTACCGCGCCTACACCTGACATCATTATAGCACCTACCAATGCTAATGCTCCGACAAGAGCTAACATAGATACAACAGCCATACCCACAGCTTCCCAAGAAACATTCATAAATTCTTGAACTGCCTTAGCGAACACAAATACTGAAGCTGCAACTAATACAAGAGCAGCACCACCAGCAAGTAATTTTTTAGCATCAATTTTGGATATAGCATCAGTCATACCCTTCATCATGCCACCACTTTTTTCACCACCACCTGCTGCTGGGGTTGGAGCCGCTCCACCTTTTTTACCAAAAACACCACCAATTTTACCAGTATCAATACCGATATTTTTCATAAGTCCGGTTGTTTGTGCTAGGATTGGAAGTGCTGCTGTGAAAGCACTTGCTAAACTTGAACCAACCTCTTTTACTTTTCCAAGTGCGGCTGCGCCAGATTCACCATACATTTCAGTTTCGTGTGATAATGCTTGTTGCTTTACCAACATATCAGTTAACTCCTGCGTAGTCATACCCACCGAATCTGCGTATATTTTTTGCATACCGGGAGCCATATTACCAAACTCTTCAGCCGAACCAACTTGGTCGGTAATAGTTTTAGCTAAATCTGCAGCAGTTCCGTTTCCATATTGGAATGCCGCAGCGGCTTCACGAATAGCTGATGTGTTGATATCCATACCAAATGCTCTGGCTTTCATTTCCGCTCTTAAAGATGATTCAATATCTAACATATTTGCTGATACGGAATTCATCAACTCCATTGAACCACCTTGTTTTTTCAACTCCGCAGTTTTTCTTGCAAGGATTTTAATTTCTTCTTTTGATTTACCAACCAATAGGTTTGCGTTTTCACCCATTTCTTTAAATACAAATGAAGCGTCAACACCCACACCTTGAGCAATTTCCTTGATTTCATCGGTCATTCCTGCCGCGTTACCACTTGCACTTTGGAGTATCTGACTCATTTGTGCTGCTCCAGCACCATCACCCATCATTGCGTTAAGTTCAGTTACATTTTTTAACATATCTGAACTAATCACATGCGTGCTTCCAAAATATTCAGCGGTTGATTTTGCAGCTTCAGCAACCGCTTCAGACCCATACAATAGCCCGGTCATAGATAAACTTGCTTTTGTTACCTCAACCCCAACTCGTGCAGCTTCACCTGCGGTAGTTCCCATATTAAGATACATTTCTTTAGCAAGACCAACCGTAGATTCAAATGCGGTTGATACCATATCAGCTGCTTTTTTGGCTACCATCATACCAAGACCAAACTTGATTCCGTTTTTAAACATTTCGGATGATAGACCAACTGACTCTAATAGACTATCTCGTGTACCATCTATTAAATCTTTTATTTCTTCAGTTTTGTCTTTTCGCTTCTTTTCAATTTTTAGGTATTCTTCCATTGTTTCAAGTTGTTCTAACAACTTTTTACCTAATTCTTTCTGATTACCATTATATTTTTTAAGGATTTCATCCTTTTTGTTTTGAATGGTTAAAAGCTTGTCTTCAAGGTCAGTAGTTTGCAATAAAGAGTCGGAAAGTTCTTCTTGAGCTTTGGTTAATTTACCAGAAGTCGTAAGTCGGTCATTCAGCATAGTCTGAAGATTACGCTGAAGTTGTTCTTCTTGCCGTAATGCGTTTATTCTATCTTGAGTATCTTTATTGGCCATTTATACCCTTAAACTCAATATTCGTAATTTTTATTCCAATCAACCGGCTTGATGTTGTATTGTTTTATGATTTTTTGATATTCAGGGTCATTGGTCAACTTATCAAGTTGTTTTGTCTTGATAGCGATTTGAATCTTTTTCAAAAAATCACGGATACCACCTTCGGTCATACCTCTTTTATGAAGCGATTCAATAATGGTTTCTAATTTTTGTGATTTCATAGTTTTCCCTCTAATCATATAGTATAAATATAGAAATACCCAACAAATGTGTTGGGTATTACCTTTTTCGTGTTTGAGACTTTATTTTAGCAGCTTCTTTATCGTGAGATTGCTTTTCGTGTTGTTTAAACTCAATTATTTTACTAATATAAAACAATCTAGCCCAAACCGGCATATTGTAAACATCATTAAAATTAAATCCACCATTTCCGTGATATATCAACTCAAAGATGTGAGTGTGAAGATGTTTTCTATATTCAGGAGTTAGGCCAAAAAAAGGTGACATCCATTGGTAGAATCATCTCCCTCCTTTCCCCCGTTTCCTCTGAAATAAATTCCCAATTAAGGTCAATATCAGGCACAACTTCGTTAATATGGTTTCTTAATGCTTTTGAGTCAACTGCAAATAATTCATTATCTACAAATTGACTAATCACTTTACTATCAGCGTCACCATCAACTGAAAGAATCATCGTTTTTAAACGAGTTGTAAGTTCTCGTGATGTTTCATCTTTTAATTTACGATTTGCTTTATTTAACTCTTCAACTTGATGCTTTACTTTACGCTCCTTTGATTCGGTCATGGCCATAAAGGTTACGACTCTTTGAGAACGAGGTAAGGTAAATTCAAACTCATTGGTATGAGGTGCTACTTGAGCAGAACCATCATATGGTTTGTTATCAAATTGAGTAAGGTCAATTGTTTCTTTTTGCTTTTTACCTGTAAATGGGTCGGTTACTTCTACTTCGTAATCTTTACCATATCCCAGCACACGAGCAGCAATCATAATAGCGTTTTTATCACCTGTCACCAAATCAACATACTTGATTGGTTGACCATTACCATTAGACACGATAAGTGACTGAAATAGTCGGTCAAGAACTGAACCATCCTTGATATATGACTGCGTTGTAAGAATATCCTCTTGTTTTGCAGTCATATACTTCATTTCAATTTTACCACTTGAAAGCGGGTTATCTGAAGGGTATATTAAACCACGAGATGGTAGTTCAATAACTTCGGTTGGAAACTGATAATTTTTCAGTTCCGTAATTTCGTGTTCTTTTCGTAATTGGTCAATTACACCTTCGTGGGTGTAATCATCATTTAAATTTTGAGTCATAACTTATTTTATTTTATTATACTAATGTCCAAGTTCCATTATCAAAAGCGTATTTTGAACCATGCCATCCTTCGGGTACTTCAACTTCCGCCTGAACACATTCGTATCCATTTGCCCAAGTGTATGGGTATTCAGAATCAATTGTGAAAATATTACCATCGTAAGTAGTTTCTGTTTCACTAATTACTACATTACCGTCTGATACAACAGCGTATACGATTTTAGTGTCTCTATTTCTAATGATATTAATCATTTTAATCTCCGTTTATGTTAAACTACATATAAATATAGAATTAAAACTTTTTAAAACAAAAAAACCCCACCGAAGTGGGGTTTATTATTTTTCAATCTAAAATTAGTATTGTAAGATAGCGTAATCGTAAGTCAATGTTAAATCTACAGTAGCCAAATCTTCACCTGTGTAATCCATATCAGAAAACTTTGCATTTTGAATGTATGCGCCTTTCAATGTCCATTCTTCAACTTTATCACCAACTGGTCCTAACGAGTTAAATGTAATATCTTTTTTGTAGAAATCCGAATAACCATTACGGCCGGTAACTGATTCGTGGTGTAAGCGAACCCACTCCATTACAGCTTGAGCGGCAGATGGAACCACCGCATCATACAAACTGATGCTTAAATCTTGCCATTCTGAACGACCCTTTACATATCTACGAGTATTAATGTGGTCAATAACCACTTTACCATTAGCTATTTCGGGTCGGTTAGCCGCTTTGATGAGATATGCTGGAATTCCTTCAATATACATAATGAACCTGTTTGACATTTTTGGTTCAAAATTTGTAAACATTATCTCCTGCGGTGTGAGTAAATTTGCCATTTAAATTCTCCTAATCTTTCTTATAAGTATATCATTCTTCAAATTATGCACCAGGGAATGTAGCACCCGTAGGAAGAATGTTGAAATCCAACACAATAAATTCAGCAGTTTTGGTAGGTTGTAAGAAAATCTCACCCACTAAAACATTTCTATCAATTACGTCTGGTGTGTTATTAGTTTCATCCATCACTACACGGAATGTGTATAAACCATTTCTTTGTTGGATTGATTCCAAGTATGGGTTTGCGATTGACAAGAATCGGTTTCTTGTAGCAGCCGTGTTTTGTTCAAATACCAAGTATCTTGTAGAAGATGCGATGTATTTCTTCACAGCAATTAACAATCTTCTTACATTGATTCTATCCAATGCAGATGGTCTAGCTTGTAAGGTCTTTTGACCAAATACCGTAGCACCTTGGCCAGGGAATGTAGCGATTGGGTTTACACGACCTTCGTAAAGTGTATCTCTTTCAGCGTGAGTCAAACGAGACTTAACTTCAATAACATCAGTTAAACCACCACGATTTAAACCTGCGGGAGCAAACCATTCTGCTGCAACTTGGTCATTGAAAGCAATCACGCCAGGTAAAACAACACTTGGTGGAACCCATACTGGCTTGTTTTTATCAGTATCAAGGATTTTAACCCAAGGATGGTAAGTAGCAACATAATTTGAGTCAAACGAAGTTAATGCGTTTACCACAGTCTGATTAGAGTCTTCACCAGCACCCGCGTCCATTACAAAGAAACAATCTTGTCTATCTTCACACATATCTTTAGCGAATGTGGTAACTGAAGAGTGTAATCTATGTAAAATACCCGGAAGAACAACCATATTGATGTCAAACTCATCAGGATTTGAGATTGCGTTGATAGCTTTTCTTAATGCAACTGTGCCCGTAGCCGTAGCAGAAGAACAATCTAAACCTTGAGTATTTCCAGCAGCGATATCTACTCCTGTAAGAATTACACGATTTGGTTCCCAACCATCAAATCCACCTTGGAATGGAACCATAAATTTCTTAGCATCTACATCAGATGTTAATGTAATTGTAGAACCATTTGAGTGACAAGT